GTTGGAGGCAGCCAAGGGCACATCTGTACGGTCAATGCAAAGATACCGCGAAACGCTGGCTAGTACTCTAACTACCATTGGGCAGTTGAAGTCAGGTACAACTGCTCTTAGCACAGCCCTGACCAATCAGGGGAAGGCGACAGACAACTCTAAAGCTGCGATGGTTAGCTACCGCGCGGTTATCAGCGGCCTCTCGTACAGCTTCAGGGAGGCTGGGAAATACAGCCAGGATTACGTCAAGGGCCTGGCCGTACAGAAAGCGGCAGCCGCAGAACAGAACGACATGCTTGCTGGCATGTACAAGATGAGGGACTCGTTCCAGAAGCTTGGACGTATGCAGTCCATTGCTGAGCAGATGGACATGAGGAGAACGACAGCCCTCCAGAAAGCTGCAGCCGCAGAACAGAATGACATGCTGACTGGCATGTACAAGATGAAGGAGTCGTTCCAGAAGCTGGGTCGGCAGTGGTCGCTGGCAGAGCAGATGGATCTGAGGAGAACGACAGCCCTCCAGAAAGCGGCAGCCGCAGAACAGAATGACATGCTTGCTGGCATGTACAAGATGAGGGACTCGTACAGGGCTATGGAGCAGAAGCGTGACGTAGAGCTTAACAATATTCGTCAGGCGCAGGCTGTAAGGTACAGAGCTATCAACGAAAAGAGGGACCTTGAGGAGTACACCATGCGTCAGGCCCACCTGAAGCGCATGGAAATGCTTGAGCGTCGCTGGCTGGAGGCAGGGCCTCGTGGCCAGGCGTCGCAGGCGATGAAGGCCAGGAGCCTGATGGACGCCGGGATGGACCCGTCCAAGTACTACTCTGCACAGGCTATCGCAGCCGCCAGGAGCCTCAAGGAAACTGACAACCTCACCACTGCCCTCGGCAAGATGGGCAAGGAGTACAGGGCTGGTGGCGGGCACGCGCAGGCGTTCACCGAGAGCCAGCACGCAGTCCATTCCGCCTTGCGCGGCGTCTCTGGCGCCCTTGGTGCCCTGTGGCTGACCTATGGCAAATATGTGGCCGTTATGGCTGCTGCTTCTGCGGCTACTATTGCCGCCTCCAAGTCATTCAAGGAAGGGGCAGAGCTTAGCTACCAGGCCCGCTTTGCTGCGATTCTGCAAGAGGACGGGCCAGCCCCCGAGCAGACAATCCAGAATATTCGCAAGCGCCTGATCGAGGTCACTGACGGCACTAAGTTCAATGCGCTCGAGGCTGCGGAGGGTCTTCGTGTTCTTGCGCAGACCGGGGTTAAGGCTGAGGACGGCCTTAATATGTTGAACACGGTGATGGCTGCCACCATATTCGGTGAGACGAATATGGAGACAGCCACCAAGGGTCTCACGGACGCGATGTACAACTTCAGTCTCATGACTGATAACGCAGCGCAAAATACAGAGAACGTGAAGCGTGTTGGCGACGCCATGGCTTATGTGTCTGTGCAGACCAAGGCGGGCATGGACGACGTTGCAGAGTCGTTCAAGAACATGACTGGTCTCGCCCAACGCTACGGCCTGACCATTGAAGAGGCTGCTGTCGTTCTGGAGCGGGTAGGCAAGCGGGGCCTTGTTGGTGGCAACGCCGGCACCCTTGTCCGCAACATGTTTGAGGATCTGCTTGGCGCCCCCAATAACCGGGCTGCTGCCAAGATCAGAGAGCTCCTTGGCATGGACATGTTCGTTAAGGGCCGCGACAACCCGCTGCAATATCTCCAGCAGGTGATCGAGAAGTACCGCGAACTTGGCGCTGCCCAGAAGCAGCAGTTCGACGCCAACATGCTAAATGAGCGTGGGCGCAGGCCGTTTAGTGTGCTGATAGAGGACCTCACCTCCCTTCAGGAAGGGCTGGACAAGACTAATGCTAAGGCTGCTGGGCTCCTTGACCGGCTGGTCTCTGGGTTGGATGGTGACGTTAAGACTGCATTCCAGACCGCAGGGTCTGCGCTTGAGAACGCCTTCATGGAGGCGTTCTCGGGTAGCGAGCAATCCCTCCTGAGCCTCGCTAAGACCATGGAGGACGTCTTCAGAAGTGACGGCTTCAGAGACGGGGTTAAGTCCATGGTCAATGGCCTGGCTGACCTCGCTAAGTGGCTGATTGAGAATGAGGACTGGCTCAAGAAGATGGCTGCTGCCTACCTGGCGCTAAAGGCCGGGGGCATGGTCGTCAATGTGGCCAACGACATCTTCACGATGGGCAAGGCCGTGTCAGGGATGGGGTCTGCAGCAAGCACTACAGCGGGTGTACTCGGCACACTCGGTCGGGGTATCGGGGAGCTGGGGGCCAAGCTAGCCGCTAACTCTGCAGTCCTGACCTTCATCAGGTTCTTGGCGATGAACCCACTTGTTGCGGCTGGGGGGATGGCTGCTGCGAGCGCAGCTTACATCGCTTACAAGGACATCGGGACTCCTGTCAAGAGCAATGAGGGCATGCTGATAAAGGGGCCGACCTACGACCAGTACAAGTCGGACGCCAGAAAGGACATTGGCCTGTCAGGTGACACGGATATTTCCACCCTTGGTAAGGACGAGACAGCTAAGGCCCTCGAGGCAAGCAATAAGCGATACAAGGACGTTATGGGTACTGCTGCCTGGCAGCGGGAGCACATACCAACGTTTAAGTACATCGAGGAGGATAACAAGGCCCTCAGGGCTAGGGCTAAGGCGCTCGATGAGGTGGCCGCGGCGCAGGCTAAGGTTGATGGTCCGAAGGTAATCGACAAGACAGAGCCTATCGATATTGGTACCCCCTTCCCCCTGGGTGGCGGGAACGGGGGCAGAGGCCGCGTCGACCGTACACCTATGAAGGAAGTCGACAGCGCGTCCAAGCTCGCCAACGCAGAGTACGAGCAAGCCCTTGCCTCCATCGAGTTCTATAAGAAGGGGCTCGACCTGCGCAAGAACGCTCGCATGGTCGGGGAGAAGGAGTACCAGGACACGCTGGACGCCCTGGCCGAGCTCGAGATCCAGAAGGGCATCGACCGCGAGGACGCAGTCCAGAAGGCGATCTCTGAGTCCCTCCCCCGCGTCAAGGACTCAGCGATGCGGGAGGACCTGATGGGCCGCATGGCCGAGTCCCTCCAGAAGGAGCAGGAGCTCACGACCAAGGCTTACACGGACAAGGCCCTAGCCCAGCTCAAGGCTCAGATCAGTCAGAAGGAATTCCTGCGCGAGATCGAGCGTGTGGAGTCGGAGTCGTTCAGCAACCGCCTGAGCGCCCAGGAGCAGTTCGTCAAGGAGTGGAACGCGAAGAACGGCGAACTGCTGCAACGCGCCATGGTCGACGGCGACATGGAGTCGTTTATCCGGCTCAAGAATGCCGAGGGCGAGGGCCGGGAAGTTGCCAGAAGATCCGACGCTACTGAGTTGGCGGGGATGTTCCCGGACAACAACGAAGCGCAGATGGCCGCACTTGAGGCCCGGTACCTCGCGGAGAGGGAGCGGATGCTGGCGCTCACGAAGGAGAATCTGGACCTTCAGCACCAGCTCGAGATGGACCTGACCTCCAGGTACCAGATGGAACTCGCCCAACTGCGGTTGCAGGGGGTTTACAGCTTCATGTCCGCGGGCGAGCAGATGACGAGCGCGGTGGCGGGCCTCATCGGCGCCGTGGTCGGTGAACAGTCTGAGGCGTATAGGGTGATGTTCGCTGCGAGCAAGGCCTTTGCCGTGGCCAAGGCGACGATGGATATGTACACTGCGGTCTCTGCGGCGATGGCGGTGCAGGGTCCGTTGGGATGGGCCCAGATCGGCCCGATCATGGCCTCGATGTCGTCTCTCATTGGCCAGATTTCGAGCATCAATTATTCCGGCGCTTATGACAAGGGCGGTATAATCCCCAGCGGAAAGTGGGGTATCGTCGGCGAGTATGGCCCGGAGATTGTCCAGGGCCCCGCCAATGTCACCAGCCGCGAAAAGACCGCGGAGCTTCTCCGCGGGTCTGGCCGGTCTGAGGCCGCGGCGCCGGCTGCGCCCCCGACGCTGAACGCCCGCATCGTCAACGTCCTAGATCCGAAGCTGGTAGGGGATTTCCTGGGTACGGACGACGGCGAGAAGCTCATCATGAACGTCATCCAGCGCAACAAGACAGCGCTGACTGCGTGAGGTAGAGAATGCCACATCAAATTGGGTTTGTTGACGACAGTACTGTGCTCGCCCACTACAAGTTACTCGAGGTGGTACGGGACTTTGTCGTCCTCAACGGCTGGACGGTGCTTAGGTACGACGATGTGTCCAGCAACAGAGAGTTAATAGTTAAGGCCCCCGGGCTTACGGGAACTGAGGAGATATTCATAGGTCTCAGGACATACCAGGACGTATCTGCGGACTACTATAATCTCGTTGCTGCAGGCTTTAGCGGATACTTACCAGGGAACAGCTTCGATACACAACCCTCTGTGATGCTGTCAGGTGTGCCGGCCCATAACCAGTATATTGACTACTGGTTGACCATGAATGGGCAGAGGCTGTGCCTGGCCCTAAAGATAGCCCCTGGCGTATATGAGACAGTCTATCTAGGTAAGATGTTACCCTACGCTACTCCTGGGCAATACCCGTACCCACTTGTTGTTGGTGGGATGCTTAGTGGCACCCCGGCCACACGCTATTCTGACACGGCCCATTCAATGCCATACAGGGGGACTCGGGCC